TTCATTATTTATTATATAAATTAGTTCTGTTTCAACTTTAGAAGAATCCAAAATCATATCTATAATCTCGCACTCTGTCATCTCATCATCAACCATAGAATGGTATTTCCAATTTTTAACTTTATTATCTTCTAATATTGAAATATATTTTTTACTATCTATCTCTAAGTTAGATTTTGATACCAAATATATATAACCATGCTGATTATTAGATAAAATTTTTATATTATGTTCAAAGTTTTCTAAATTATCATTGATAAAATAGATCATCATATATGACGGCCGTTGAACAAGAACCTCGTCCATCACGCCGTTAATAGTTGATGATTCGTCTGACATCTTTAAATCTAGCCATCCCTGTGTTCTGGCATATGGACAATAAAAATCATAAATGTTATCGTTCTGAAATTTTTTGTCATCAAAAACCATGGGGAAAGTATTAAATAAAATATCAGGAACATTGAATTCGCATGTTTTATCTTTATAGAAGCAACATTTGTTACAATTTGTTACAATCATGATATTCTTTCTAAAATCACATTTTCTACTATTCCATCATATACTACTGAATTTAGTACAAAATTATTATTTATATTTAATATTTCCTCAATATGAGCATCATCAACAATAGACCTAATATTATTAATAATAGTGTTGATCCTATCAAATGGTAACTTGTTTAGATAACAATGTTTGCCAAATAACTGTAAATTTATAAATCTTAAATGAATCTTGCCACCAATCTTAATCTTTTTTAGAAGTTCATTGGTACTTGATATTCTATCAGTAATCATTAATGAGTCTAAACAGTCACAAATGATATTCTCTACTGATCCATTAGATATAAGTTTTATATCATTGATATTAACTTTTTTTGCATCCTGTATAGGATTGTTATCTACCGTATGAACATAAATATATTTTGACATTATATCACATATCTCCTAAATTTCATGAATCCATATACTGATGATAAATCTTTTTTGGCATCTTTATTAGTTTGACTATTTATAAGTTTTATATCATTATTAAATTGATTAATATTATAAAATTCTGTTAAGTTTTGATATGTCTCATCATTAAAATGATCAATACTAGATAGATTATCATATTTATTTTCTATATCAGTATTTTTATTATTAAATCTTAGGTAAGAACATAGATTTTTTATTGCCAGAATTGCTTCGTAATGACCATAAGAACTAAAGTCAACACAGACCTTATGCTCTGCAAAAATATGAGATAAATCTTTTAATGATGGCAGATGATCTATAAATGTGGCATCTGGAATTTTATTTTGTATATCATTTTTTAATGTTTCATTAATTTTTTCAAAATGATAATTTATAAAAACACAATTTTTTGTATTTAATGTATTTATATTCGAGACTGGTAGATCTGCTCTAAGATTAATACAGATTAGGTTATCCATCTCTATTGGGGACAAAGTATCATATAGATATACTATATTTTTAGGATAAGTTTTGTTAATTTTATTTTTATTGGATATATAATAAAGAATTGGAATATGAAAAGTATTAGATAAATTAATTACGGTTTCATTAATTGAATGAGTAAAGATAAAATCATAATTAGCCCATGTCAATTCGGATATATTTGTTAAATTTGGGTGTCTAATATTTGTATTGCCATAGTAATTTACTGGTATATCTAATATGGCTGAATCTAAAACAGACAATGCTGGGAAATATAAAATATTTATTTCTTGATTAGAAAATTTACCCATCAGATTTTTTATTGTATGCAATGACATATATTTTGTCCTATACTTTCATATGAAAAACGAGGCAAGTATTTTTCAGAATCTACTTTTGGCCTTTCTTCAAAGGCTTTTCTCATTTGTGTTCTTAAATCTAAAATGCTTGGCACCGACCATGTTTCTTCTCCATTATACATGTCTAGGCCACCAAGGTATGTATTATCTTTAACAATGACTGGTTGTTCTTGTGTTGAAACGACACTACAATCGGTAAGATCTATCATTTCTTGGATACCAATATTTTTTGACATGATTGTATAATTACCGAAACATAGAGCTTCTGCTGCTGGTCTACAAAATGCTTCTCCTAAAGAAGCAACCACAAAACAATCACAAGCTTGATGTATGCTAAAAATTTGATCTTCTGATAATCTTTCTGTAACAGTAACTACTTGTGGAAACCTTTTTTTAGTTCTTAAAGATTTTTGTATATCTAGAAGTTCTTGTTGTATTTGTGCAGCAGATTGCTGTGCAGACATTCCGGGTATATTGGTTTTAAGCATAAAACAAACATCTTCTGTTTCATCAAACTCAAGATAAAACGCGGACATCATATCTTTTATATTTTTACGCTGAATATGTTCTCCAATATAATAAAATTTATAGGAGTTGGTATTTTTACCATTAAATTGAAGCTTGAGATTTTTTTGGCTAAACGATGCTATTGCAGAAGTATTAATAGGCTGCATAATAGAATTAATCTGTGTTTTAACGCCACTATCCTTTAAGCATTTAATCTCTTTAGCACTAGACACAAGGATTTGATCTAAAGAATTAAGTGCCATGATACTATCTGAAAAAAGCTTATTATTTTCTAAAAATATCATTCCTATATTTTTTCCACAATCTCTATTGTAAGATAAAGACATAGGAAGAGCAACTTGTATGACTATATCATAATTATCGCAGTTAATTTGTTCAGATCGTAAAATATTTTTATCAGTAATATCGCATCTTGCCGAGTGATTAAGATACACAGGAACAGAACTGACAGTGTGTGGAGTTGTTAATAAAGATAATAAACAATCTTTAGAAGCTAATCCCCAGCCATCATTTTGACGATATGGTGCTATATATAATATATTTTTAGGAGTTTGCATACTGAATGTAATCTTCTGTTGTTAATAAGTGAGAATTGGTTCTGCCCAACTCTGCTTGATTATGTGCATGAATCATAGAATTGAGTATATCTATTAAATTATTAATATTAAATGGTTTTAGTTCAGCCCCTTGATTATAAAAACCGTTTTGTATATTTTGTATTTGCTTAAGAAGCCAATAATCACTTAAATGCAATCCTAAAGGATCCAATATAGATCTTTTAATACTGTACATTGCTTCATAAGCATCTGATGCATTTGACATCAAAGTCATATCAATTTTATTAAGCATATTTGGTGCAGATGCCCAGGATTCGGTATATTTTTCAATATTTATAGAATCTAAATATGATATCCACTTTTCAATAGTATGATTCCAATCATAATGCTTTTCGGTCAATTGTCTAATTTTAAATCCTGTTTGCTTTCTTAAACCTTCAGGTTGATTCACCAGCTTGGATAACTGCGTAACCAAAGAGGCTTCATTTGGGTAAACTCTAATTGCTGATGTCTCTAACTCTTTAAAATAACATCCGATATCTACTGGAGATGCCTGTACTTTATTAATAACATCTTCCATAGCACTATAGTTAACTGTTACTACAGGAACACCACAAGCGGCAGCCTCTATTTGAGGCATACCAAAACCTTCACATATAGAATATTGTACATACACATCAAACATGCCAATAATTTTAGCCAATATTGATGAGTCTATAGAATTAGAAACATTTGGGACAACAGCCGTTTTTTGCTTACATTTATAACATACTTGTGAATGTCCACACATATTTGATGCAAAAATAGTAGAGCAATTTTTACACAGATAGGTGAAGAATATCTTATTTCCAAACTCGCTATCTTTTACCAAGTTTACCATATCCCATCCCATGTCTGGATAACTGGTATGTAAATATAAAATGGTACTATTGTATTTTTCAGATCCAGAGTCTTTTAAGTGTTTGAGTAAACTTCCGAATCCTTTTATCAGTTCTGGAAAAAGCTTACGCTTTTGATTTCTCATTACAGTGCCAATCACTGTACTATTTGGATCTAATTTTAGTAAATTCTTAATTTCCGCAGTATTACTAAGGGGTTGAAAAGTCTTTAAATCGGCCCCTGGAGATGCTGTTCCAACATAATTAATATGATTTGATGTTTGTTGATTTAATATCTTTGCTCCCCAGTCAGAATATGTAAATATTCCATCGGCATTTATGTAAGTATCTAGCCATTCTTCTTGTTGTGGATAGGAATCTATTGTTGGCATTAATAGCCAATGAAAATGTTTTCTTAATGGTGATCTTTTTTGATACGAACTCATCCAATAGTCTCTGACATCTATCACGATATGAGGTTTAAAATCAAGAAGTACTCTATCAAACCTCCATCTTCCAAAATGATTTTCTGAATTAGAGTTGTATTCATTTATTCTTGGATCATCATGACCCACAGCATTTGGATAATATTTCCATGGAATATTGAATCTTTCTTTGTCTCCCAATAATCCATATGAAGCAAATTCTGCTACTTCATACTTATTGCTTTTATAAAGTCCTTCTAGGAGATATTTATTATATACTCCAAAGCCAGAAGCAACTTTTGACGATTCAGAACATACTAATATTTTTGGTTTCATAAAAATAAAGAGAAAAGGGGCTTATTCAGCCCCTAATCTCTTTTTCCCTTTTTTGTCAGAACGCTACGGCTTCTGTTTCTGTTTGACGATTCTTTGATAGCTTTGTAATCTTGGAAAAATTATTTACTCTTACTCTTAGAGTACTATGCTTAATTCCATCCTTTTCCCAATTATCATTTCTGAGAGAACCTTCAACCATTACTAGATCACCCTTCTTGAACGAATCAGCAATAATTTCAGCACCGCTGTCCCATGCTTCGCAATTAATAAAGGTTGTGACCTTATCCTTTTCTCCACTAGCCTTAGTATACTCTCTTGATACTGCAACAGTAAAATTTACTACCGACACAGACTTTCCGTTGTTTCCTTCAATCTTCCTTAGTTCAGGATCTCTTGTTAAATTTCCGCGTAACAAAGTAATATTCATAGTTATTCCTTTTAGTTAAAGTTCCAATACCAACACGCACCATATTATACCATGAGGCTCACACAAGTCAAGTCTTTGGTATAAAAGTTTTTTCTACGAGCAAAGAGTCTTTATCTTTTGACTTGTTACCCTTGACAATAATAATATTGCCTAAAAATAGTTGATTTCTATATTTCCTATATGCTTCTGGAAAATAAACCACACTATCTAATGATGCTGTTCCATCATTAAGAGTAACAAAAGCCATTTCTGATCCTACGTCTTTACCCTTTTTAGTTTTTACAGTTCTAATATATTCTATCTCACCGGCTAAAATGATATTTGAATGAGATGAGCATTTATCATTTTTAAAATCTTTACAAGAAGACGATACCATTGTCATATCATACATATCAACCTTAGAGCATGAAATAGAGCATCCTATTAACATATTTTCTGTGTCGGCCAACCATTCTATAGTATCTTCCAAAGAATAGGGTGGCTTTTTTAATGATTCAATTAAATTAGCAATTGTTGATTGTCTTTTCACAGATAATTTTGCTGTGGCAAGAAGAGATTCAAAGTTTTTTTGTAAACTCTTTTTAATATCTAATACTTTAAGTAGGTTTTCTGATTCTTTAGCAGTTAATTCTCCAAATACATTATATTCAAATAACATTTGATTTCTATGCATTTTCAAAAAATCTAATGCCCCAGATTGGATTAAAGCTTTAGATGCTGTTGTATTAATTTGATTTAATAGATAGAGATATTCTATCCATGTCATATTGTATAAATCTAATTTTGATTTTTCCACAATGCCCTTAAACTTATCAAAAGCCGATTTACCAACACCTTTGATATCTGTTAGTCCGAAATATATGCATTTTTTATCTAATTCTACAAATTCATTCATCATGCGTATATCAGGATTACACACGACCATATTCATCTCTGTAGCATTTTGAACTAATTCCTTTATTTCTGTTTGAGGATCAATCTTATCCTTAGCAAATCTTAAATAAGAAGCAAAAAATACCCTTGGATAATGAGCTTTAGCATATGCAGATAAATAACAATTCATTGCATAACTAATAGCATGACTTTTATTAAAAGAGTATCTTTGACTTTTTTCGATCCATCCGAAGATTTGTTCAGCCTCTTGATCAGATACTTTTTGTATTTTTTTACAACCCTCCAAGAACTTTGTTTTAACCTTTGCCATTAATTCAACATTCTTTTTTCCAATACTCTTTCTTAACTCGTCTGCTTCTTGAAGATTAAATCCAGCAATGACTCTGGAAATTTCCATTGCTTGTTCTTGATAAACCATCTCTCCATATGTTGACTTTAAAATTGGTTCCAATGACTCGTGAAAATAATCGGTTGGTTCAATTCCATTTTTCTTATCAATATAATGGTTGGTTACGCTTTTTCCATCTCTAATAGCTTCTAGACATCCTGGTCGCATAATACTAATTAATGCTGCTAATTCTTCTATATTAGATGGCTTAAGTTTTTTAGCAATGCTTCTTCCTAGTCTAGACTCTAACTGAAAACATCCTTTTGTATTTCCAGCAGATATTAAATCCCAAGTTGAAGGACAATCCAAATCCATGGTGGATATATCAGCGTTAAATATCATTAAATGCGTCTCTAAATTTAATCTTAGTAGATAGATTTTTATGTAGTTTCAAAAATCTGAGCAAAATATTTGCACAGTCCTTAACGTCTTTCAGAGCGTCGTGAGCATTATCTGATGATATACTCATATATTCTCTTACGCTGTCAAGAGACAGACTTTTAATATCGTCTATGTAAGCAAACCAATAGTATAGCAAATTCATAATATCCAATACGTCTCGTGGATAAAAAATATTGGAATTTTCTTCTTTATTTACATTGCCATATTTTTGAGAAAGTCTTTGTACAATTTTTAAATCAAATCTATGAATGTTGTACCCAGCGGCTATAGGAGCACTAAATTGTGTTTTTTTGCTAGTTTTACAATGATGCCTATCCAGATAATCTATGAACATTGACCATCCCTGTTTTTGAGAGATGGACTCTTTCCACCCCTTCAAAATATCTGATTGATCGCATCCTCTAACCTTAGCATGAAAACTTAAAATATCAGAATCATAATTATGGTTAGGATCATCTTCCAACTTATCAGGTTTTAACATCAAGTTAAATTCTGAATTTGGTACAATTTCTAGTTTAATTGGATCTATAATTAGAGCCGCGATTTGTACAGGACTACAAATATTTGGATTTGCTCCGTCTGTTTCCAAATCGAAAACACAAATTTTATTATATTGTTTCATCAATTCTGGACCGTTACATTTTCTAGTGGGGTAACCATTACTTTTTCTTGTGTTTGGTTATTGATGGCATTTTTAACATGACAGCAACTAACTCTTTCGTCTTCTATTCTGGTATATGAAATTGAATTATAGACAAATTGTTCACCAACATTTAAATCTTTAAACTGTTTTTCCATCATTTTTCTCCTTTAAGTAATAATTCTTGAACAGTCATGATTTTATCTAACATCGCAATTCCTAGAATATCAAATTTAATAATACCGATACTTTCTAGATCTTGCATTTCCATACCCGCTATGGCCTGATTGTTCCTACTATCATAGACCATAGGACACATTTCGCCAAGCGGTTTTGAACTAATAGCAACTCCAGCAGCGTGTTTTGATTGATTAGTTTTTGTTCCTTCCAATCTTATGGCTTGCTCAAATCTTTTAGATAATGGGCCAACCAATTCTCCTTTATCGTTTATTGAACACCATGGAGACAGATCATCTGCATGATTTTCTAATGCCCATCGTATAATTGATGCTTCTCCTGTTTCTTCCTTCATTTCTTGTAGTTCGTCAGCGATCTTGGCTTCGTCAGGAATAAATTTAGTGATATTATTCATTTCATCAAATGTAATATTACCATATACTCTTAAAACATCTTTTAAAGCTCCTCGTCCTTTCATAGTATTAAAAGTAATCATTTGAGATACTTTATCAGATCCATATTTAGTTTTAATATATGTAATAATATCTTCTCTTTTATTGATTGGAACGTCGATGTCAATATCTGGCATACTAATACGATCTTTAGTGTTTCTTCCAGCGTTATAGAATCTATCAAAAATTAAGTTATATTTAATAGGATCTATTGCAGTAATACCTACTAAATAAGAAACTAAACAGCCAGCGGCACTACCTCTTCCCGGCCCAGGAAGCCAACTATTCTGTCTAACATAGTTAACAATATCCTGTACAATAAGGAAATAACTAGACAATCCAGCACCTTGTAGTACCTCTAATTCGTATTTAATTCTATCAACATACTCACCTTGCTGTTGTTCTGGAATTATATCCTTAATTTTATCCCTCCAGCCATTTCTACAAAGTTGTCTTAAATACTCTGCTTGATCAAATCCTAATGGACAATCAAAAGCTGGTAAGTTTGGTTTTTGATTAATATCAAAATTTTCACATAAACTATTTACATATTGAGTATTTTCTATTTCTTCTTCGGCATGAAAAGCATTTATTTCTTCATGGCTTAATATGTGATAATTATCTGATATAAAAAAAGTATCCATTCCAAAACTTTCTTTATTCAGTATTTTTGAGTTAACATCTATAAATGTTGTCTTAAGATTATTACATAATAGTACTCTTTGATCTATAGCATCGTCTTTTTCGCAATAATGAGCGTCTGGAGTTGCTATGACTTTTATTTTTTTAGTTTTGGCCAATGTTCTGATACATTCAGTCAAATCTTTTTGTATAGGATTATGCTCTTGATCCATTAACTGAGATTCTAAAAAGAAATTATCTTTTCCAAAGATATTTTGTAATTTATCAATTAGAGGAAAACTTTCTGATTCCCAATCTTTATTGACTGCATCTTCTGTTATTATTTTATTAGCAACAACTGATCCTAAGTGACCAGCAAAACCTATTATATTTCCATCCAATAGTTTACCTAATTTATCTAGATCTAATCTTGGCTTATAGTAAAAATATTCTGGATTATTAGATTCTGAAATAATTTTGATTAATGTTTGCCATCCAGTATAATTTTTTGCTAGAACTACTAGATGACTTAAATTTCTATTAGAATTATCCTTAATAGATGCATCATTATCACATATATAAAGTTCACATCCTAAAATTGGTTTGATTCCAGCCGACTTCATAGTAGAATGAAACTTCACAGTACCGGCTATATTACCATGATCTGTCAAAGCACATGACTCTGCTCCTATCTTTTGACATCTTGCAGCAATTTGCTGTGGCTTTGATAAACCATCTAGCAAAGAGTAATGACTATGAACATGTAATGGAATATATTTTTTCATTGACCAGGAGCCTCGTAGTGACCAAACGTATGATTTTTGTGCTTATAAGACGATGTAACATTATCTATACCAAGTAGTTCAATGTCATGTTTGATTTGTTCGCATTTTGTCATCATAGAACCCTTAGAGCATATTTGATTATCTCTATACTCAATTATCGGAGATATACTTGTATCTTCAAAAGTTGTTTTACCAAAATGACATAATTTACTGCACATCCAAGTCTTTTTTAAATGTGGTTTTCTGGTTTTCTTTATAGTTTCAAATTTTTGCATTAACATTCTTTCGGTATCTATCAAGTCTTTATCTTCAAAAGACATAGAAAAGACGCCTCCATCATTTATAAAATTAATAGATACCATGAAGTGAGCTATATCAGGATAAAGTTGCCTGATAGCATAATGATATATTTTTAATTGTGGATCGTTCTCTAAACATTGTTGAGTTTTTTCTTTGCCAGTAGCCCAATTTAATCTTTTTCCAGTTTTCCAGTCTATAATTTCATAAAGATCGTCGTTGACTTTTGTAATCAGATCAATAGTGCCCTTTAGACCAAGGTATCCTTCTAATAAACCGTCTTCGGTTTGGTAAGAATACTTTGCCCAAGGTTTTTCTATGATAAAGTCAAAATGTTGTTCCGGTTGAACTATAAATCTATTTCTTGGATCGAACATGCCTTTGTTATAGTCTAATGTCTTATAGACCCAATTGTAACACTCCTCGTAGTCTTTGTCAACCCACTTATGGTGAGAATTTGCCTTAGAGTAATGGTCATATACAACTTTAATAATATCATCCAGATTATAACTCGAAAGAGTTATTGTGCCAGCGATTTCATCAGTAATAGCGATTAATTTATCTTGTTGACCTTTTTTAATATAAGCTAATATTTCCAATACCTTATGTACTATTGTGCCTTTATCGGCTTTTTTATTAGATGGTCCTCTCCAGCCTAATACATATTCAAGGAAGTATTGTTGCTCACACATACTATGAGCATTATAGGATGAACTACGAAAATAAGTTATTATCATTTAACTTCCTTTGTTAAAATTTCATAAACCATATTGCATTGCTCTAATATGTCTAAATCTTTATTATCAATAATATAGTTAAATTTTGACCAATCATAATTAGATTCATCCAATGCTGTCTCTGATTTATGCTCAATTTCTCCATCTATTTTAGGCAGTGTTCTTGTTAATCTGATAACAACGCCATTATTATCTTTAATAACATCGACCTCGTTTGGAAATCTACAATCTGTTACTAATGCTATATTCGGTCTGTCTTTTAGAATCTTTCTAATCGTAGCCTCTGGCCATATGTTAGGCTTTACTGCTCTAAAAAAATCTGTTCCGACAAGTTGCATAATGTCTCGTCCAGATAAATACTTATTATCATAAATCATATTAGTCGGTTCATTTTTTTGTTCATCTGTACCATAACATTGTTCATATGATAATCCAAACATATTCATACAAATATCTTGCTTCAAAGGATCTGCAAAACTATAAATTTTGATATGAGAATTTAGACCATTAATAATTTTGGCTATATCTTCATCTATAAAACCAATATTATTATAATATTTAACAACATCAACATCTATGATTTGATCTGATCCATTTTTTTTAACTTGTATAGTTCCTTGATTAGTCAAAGTAACTTGATCTATGCCATCTCTTGTTGAAAGAGCAATAGAATATAAAAAATTAGCACTGGTGGTTTTCCCAGACTGTTTCTTTCCAGAAAAGCCTATAATCAAAGTCATAATATAATCCTTGGAAGTATAATTTGTTGTATTTCTTTAACAGTCATTTCTGCCACATCATTTTGCTCTATTAAAATATGATCAATATTGTATATCTTTTCACATTTTTTTTGGATTTGTTCTCTGGCCTTTTCTCCAGCCTGATCATTATCCATTATAGTAATAATTTTCATTGCTCCAGATATGTCCAAAATCATCTTTTGTTTATCATTAATATTTGCTCCAAAAATAGCAACAGCATTGTGTATTCCGGCCTCTTCTAATCTCCATACGTTACCGGGACTCTCCACTAAGATGACTATTTTGGATTGTTTAATATGGTCTTTTGCATACCAAAAATTATATAAACATTCTTCTGCACGAAATCCTTCGCTATGTTTCCATTTAGGTTTTGTTTCGTCAAAAATGGTTCTCCCAGTACAACCCACCATATACTCATGATTATGATCATAGATGGGAGCCACGGCCCGGTTATACATCTCCTTGCCCTCTGTAATACATTCTCCAACGTCATATTTAATCAATATGTCTGATGAGAACCCACGATTTAAAAAGTAGGGGCTAGGTATTTTTAGAGCTTTTTGTATCTGTTCTCTTTTGACCGTATTAGTTATTTTATTCTGTTTCTGATTAAGTATAGTAGTATTGGATACAAACGCTTGCTTATCTTTTTCAACTCTGGAAACAGAAATTTTGTTAGGATCAATTTTAGAGAATTCTTTAATGAAGTCGAGAGTATGAGAAAAGGAAACAGTGTCATCTCCATTCTCTGTCCAATTTTTATCTCTATGAGATAATAGACCTCTAATGAAACCTATAATTGATCCCTTAAAAACTTTTTCACATTGATGAGTTCTACACTTCCAATTTCCTCTGTAAGAATCACCAATATGATAAATATTTAATGCAGAAGGGTTGTCTCCTCCGTGTATAGGGCAACACATACTATAAAACTTTCCATTGTTTTTATAGTCTATGTTAAAATAATTGAATAAATCTTCTATGTTATCACATAGTTGATCACAAACTATTTTTAGTTTTGTTTGATCAATTGAATGGGATGCTGTCTTGTTCTTCAACTGAGAAGCCATTGTCTTTATCTGTTCCGTTTAAAATTTCTAATCTAGTTTTTCCTTCTGTGATCTTGGCACACCAGCCCTTCATATGACAATTGATATAATCATTATCATCTAAGCCAGATCCGTGGCGGCTAATCAATGGCAACAACTTTCTGTTACCATTAGTCGGTCCATCTTCAGCAATCTCTTCGTCGCTTTTCTTTTTGAAGATGCTAAAATTACTACAAAGCCAAATAATTCTATCAGAACCCGATGCAGTATCGGTGCTTTCTTTTGTAATTCCATCTCGATTTAATTGGACAAATGCCATAACAGGTATTTGATATTTGACAGCAAAATTATGTAATGTTGTCATCATGAATCCAAGTACCTGATATTCTTTCATGTCTTGAGAGATTCCGGCACTATCCATAAGTTTCAGATAGTCATAAAATATAACACACTGTTTTGCTGTTCCGTCACTGTTAAGTCCAACGTGCTTCATGATCCATCGTCTCATGATAGATAACTGTTCTTCAAAAGACTTTCCTGCAATACTTTTGTGATATAATGGAATTCTTTCAAGTTCTTTAACTGCTAACTCTATTTTATTTGACAATGATGGATTATCAGAAAATTTGCCTGTTTCAATCTTATTAATTTCAATTTCTGTCATCATTGCTAATATTCTATGAATATGATCTTTCTTTGTCATTTCTGTATCCATATTCAATACAGGAATACCCATCTTAGCAATATTATAGCCCATATTATCAGATAGCAGTGTTTTACCAGTTTTTGGTCTTGCTGCAATAACATTAATTGTGCTTTTTCTTAAACCACCACCTATCGCAAAATCATATGCCGGAAAGCCTGTAGATATGCCAACTTGATCAATAGGGTTGCTTTTAAGATGATCAATATATTCATTTAATCCCTGAGAAATTTGTACGGGATTATTATCAGCATCATCTAAAGACGAGCTAAAATTCAGAATAGGATCTTCTGCAATACTGAGAATATGAGTTATGGATTCGGATCCATTGATTTGATTAATTTTACTCTGTATATCTCTTAGTTGATTCTGTAATTTTCTGGCTATCTGTAACTTTTTAAGTTTTGCAGAAAACTGTAGAAGGTTGCCGTAGTCCGCCGGGAATTCTAGAATCGCTTTAAGATGCTGCGTCTCCTCCTTCTTTTGCAATAATACATCGAAACCCAAATCCTTTGCTGAAGAATAGATAGATGCTATATCAATAGATTTTTGACCATTTTCCGTAAAGATTTTTTTAATACACTTAAAAATTAATATATTACTATCAATAGTAAATGAATGTTCATCTATTATATCTGCAACTTCAATATATGCTTGATCTCCGGTTTGACAAAGAATTGCCAATACGGCTCGCTCAATAGCAGGATCTGATAATGTCATATTTTACCCAGCGGAAATGGAACACTTGTTACACTTGTATCGGTCTTTCTCAATGAGAAGTCCACGATTTATTTTTTCTTTTCTGCCACAACATCGGCATTGTACAGCAATCTGTTCGATAGGTCTAGCCCTCTCTGTGGGGGGATACCGATTTAATTTTTTATCAATCTCTGTATCTTCCTTATGGGCGTCTTTTTCTCTCATAGAGTCAAAAATATTAATACCATCAGATTTAGCTTTACTCTTATTCGTTTTAATAGCAGATGGTCTACTAGTATTAGTTTTTTTAGGCGTTTGTTTCTTTACCTTTGGCTTGCTATCATTATCGGGCAACAGACTAGATAAAATATCTATTAAATTCTTTATCTGTTCTGGATTATTTTTTAAGTCATTGAGATCCATTTTTCACCTTATTTCTTTGAATTGCTAGGATAATGTCAGATAGATTTTTAATACTATTTGCTATATATGATAATCTGTCACTTCTTTGTTTAGCATATTTTTTAATGTTATTCAATGCTGTTGCTTTATCATTATGTTTTATAGCTTGTAGTGACTTTTCAAGAAATCCATATCCTTTGTATGAATTAATTTCATCTGCTATGGTTTCCTTGATAGCCTCTTCGGCCCAATTATATCTTGCAATCTCTCTATTTATTGTTCTCTGAATATGAAATGTAAACTGTCCTAGACGATATGCTATCTGTCCGCAATCTTCTGGAGTTAAAGTTTCTAATACTTTCCTATCCATTGTTAGATAAGAATTTAATTCTTGTTCGGGTAACTGTTCAATATTAGAAGCATATTTGCTTAATCCTATATTTTGTTCATATTCATCTAGGATATTATCCCAATGTTGTAATTCTTCTTTAGCTGTTTTCATGATTGATAATAGACTCCCAGTCATTTATTTTATTATATGGTAATTCACAATAATCTATTCCATTAATATCACACCATTCTTTTTTATCTCGATCTCTTTTTTGTGCCTTAACAAAAGACAGAACATTATTATGATAAAATGGAATAAATTTGTAATGCTGTTCTCCATGAACCTCTATACATTTTTTTAATAATGGAATATAGAAATCCAAATACATTACTTCATTTTTTCTTGGATAAATTGTAATCTCTTCTAAAATTTGCATAGTCGGATATAATCTTTTAATTAAATTTCTAGCCTCTAAATGTATGGCAGATTTATTTAATAAAGAGCCTTTTGATATCCCACCTTTTAAATTCAGAGTAGATACTGTTCCATCCAAACCTTTAACAACCATATTAAAACTTTGTTCCTAACATTTGTTTAACTTGCTTATATAATTCCTCATAGGCATCAGTATTTTCCAATAAGAAATTTCTAATTTTTTCTGTACCCTGAAATTTATTTTTCTCATCTTTTAGAAAAGATAAAGTATACCAAGCACCGGCTTTATTGATTAGACCAATATCTGTAGCAAGAGTTATAAGTTCCATATACTTGTCGATACCTTGACCGTATCTCAAATAAGATGTAATTACTCCGCCAGGAGGACTTAAAGCAGAACAAATTACTTGCCATTCTACTTCTTGTCCGATCTGTGTGTTGTCTGTTCCTAATAGCCACGGCTTAAATGTTTTTGCTCTTAACTTAATATC